TGTCTAAATCTTGGATCTTCTTCTTCGTCTTCACCTGTAAGCAACCCTCTCGGCCCAGTAGAAATTGTTGCTCGACGCCCTTTTGTATACATCTCTACTGCTTCATCTTCTGCCGGGCCAACTGATTGCGCAAAGCTTTCTGTGCCTTGTGTTGTGTCCCCCACTAACCTACCGCCAAATGCAGCTGCGCTTGCTTGACCCACTTCTGCTAATGCTGCTTCCGCAGCATCGGCTTCGGCAGTATCACCAAGATCTATCTGGGTTGCTTCAATAACATCTTTTCCAGCAACTTCATCAGCGCCCTCTAGCCTGGTTTCATCGTCTACTTTTTCTGTTACGGTGTCCTTTGTTGTATCTTCCGTCACACTAGCCGCTGATACCGCGCCAATTTCATCTGCCAATCTTTTTACAGTTCGCACCTCATCAGCGGTTTTACCAGCCGCAGATTGCAAAACAGTTCCATCAGAAAGTGTAATAGTAGAATACTGATCACGACCGCCAAATAAACCGCCGCCGCCGCCAGCTGTTACATCTTCTTCAGAATAAGAAAGATCTTCTCCAGCTTGCGCTTTTTCCAATCCAGATTTAAAACTATCAAACGTAGCTGCTACACGCGCCTTGTTACTACTTGATGTGCCGCCTTTAGAAGAAGATAAAACAGATCGCTTCCCACTAGGATCAATCTTTTCAACAATGTTTCGACCTTTTTTATACCGCGCAACATACTTAGTGCCGTCTTCAGCCGTAAAACTATCGTATTCTCTATAACTTGACATCTATCTCTCCTTACGCAGCCTCAAACGGATTGTAATCCATTTCAGCCATTCTTTGAGGCGCTGCCATACGCCCACCAGTTTCCCTAAGACCCACCGCCAAATACCTAAAAGCATCTGCTGCATGGCTAGACCAATCATGAACAGGCGAAGCCCTAAAGCTCCTAGTGCGCTCGTTATACGCCCTATGATACTGCCGCAAGCATTCCAAACCTTGCTTGCACTTCTCTCGATCAATCCATAGACGCGGTATAAGCATCTGTGCAGCATGTATCCCATCCTCTATCGGTAACTTAGGAACAACCCTAAAATTCAGCCCTAAATCCCAAGCAACCTCTCGTCTACTTTTTCCACTACCCAATTCACGTACTTCTATATCATGCGGCGCATTGTGATCGCCATACAAATAATTTTTTGACGAAAGAACTTTGCAGTAATGCGGCAGTCCCTCGCCTCTGGCTTCATAATAATCAATAACATGTATAGCACGGCCAACGGTTTGCGTAAACCATATTGCTGTACTATCCCCAACACCTAGATCCCACCAGGTGTCTACACGAGCAGATGGATCATACGGCACATTCGTAATTCTTCCCTCTGCCTGTACAGCCTCAAGCTCCTTACCATAAATAGCACCGGGTACATTTGCGTTCCAACTACACTCAAACTCTTGTGCATACTGGTCATTTGTCATCATTGCTCTGGCTGCTTCTAATTCCTCATCGTCTAAAATACCAGTTTCGCTCGCCTTATATACCGCAGCTAACCAATCATCATTCGCCGTAGCTTCCTCATACTTCTCATAAAACGCATTATGACCTTTAGGCGTTCCAACAAATACGCACCAACCTTTTCGATCAGATAGAGCCGGGCGTATCACCTCTGGAAATACATTCTCCGGCATATCCGCAACCTCGTCCATTACGCAGCCGTCAAGATATATACCGCGTAGGCTGTCCGGGTTTTCAGCGCCGAGCAAACTAATACGAGCTCCTGTAGGCAGATCACACCGCAATTCGGTCTCATGAAACTTTACATTCGGTATTTTACCAGCAAATTGTTTTATGTAATCCCAAGCGACATTCTTTGCCTGGCGGTAGGTAGGAGCCATGTATGCAAAGCGTGGTGTTTTCTTAGGGCTGATTAAGGCGTCTCGTAAAATGTGGTTGATCGCCCAGACCGTTTTGCCGAAGCGACGGTGGCAGACAACAACGCCCCAACGCTTTTGCTGCATTTCGTTATGCAGTGTTAACTGTAGTGGCCGAGGCTCATATGGTATCTCGATATGCGTCAATGCTTCACAATCTCTTCTTGATCCTCGTATATTAGGACGCCGTGTATTTTTAAGATAGCTTCATATAAATCAATAAGCAATACCGCTGCCTCGAATTGAGTTTGAGCGTTTTTGCTTTCTACAACCGTTCGGCGCAATTCTGATAGGTGGCCGAGCATTGCATGTTGTTCTGGTGTCAGGCCGTCTAACAACATCCCTCCTCTCTGACCCATATACGTGTATAACAGCGGCGGCCACTTTTTGGGGGGGTAGGGTATAGGGTTGCTGAAAATGCATGACTAACCCTAGTTCGTATAATAGATATTATGTTAACTTTTTTATAAGCCATTGATAACACTGCGTAATTTATTTTTTACAGCTATGCATTTAAAACAAACCACAAGATGTTGTGGTATGCCACGTTCTGTACAGGCTGTATTCACATATTCATATATCATAATATGTATGATCTTTCACGCGCGTAGCTGTCAATGTCAGGATGTGTAATATACACACAAATCGTGATCAATGCTTCGTTACCTTTTGCTCTTCATCATGCGCCTCATCTTCCAGTGCACTGACTGCAACATCTCCACCAGCCCAGCTGATTGTAAACGTTTGAGCTTGTGGTTGATCTTCCTTCTTGTCTCTTACGCCCCAAGGCATGTTACGTGCTAGCGTCCACTTCAAGCTATCGATCTCAAGCCTACGCCGCTGCACCTCTGCATTAGCTAATCTGTTGTCTTCAAATGCTGGAAGCTCTGATGTAGCTAACCGAACGATATGGTCTGTGAAGTATTCAGACTGCAAAACTCTGCCTTGCCTATAAATCTCGTACAACTCATCGTCTCGCAGAACAGCTTGCATTACACCTTGATAGGTTGGCATGTTGTCTGACTTCAGTATATCTTTCAAGGTTTCACCAACGGCAAGCCTATCGGCTATCTTGTGCATCAAGACGGCATCAATCTTAACTGGTTTCTTTTTTCGCATTACACAATCCTTTTTCATACAGATAGATCATATCACAAATTCAATCAAGCCATCATAAAAAAATGCCCGGACAGAGCCGGGCTAGTTGAGGCCATTGGGAACAGGCAGTGCCCAATGTTTAAATATGTCAAAACGGTATTGGATCATCAACACTTTTAGATCTAATATCTACCACCTCTGCGCCCTCAAAACTTTTCTTTACAGCCTTTTCAAACTCAGCGGCGTTGTGTTGCAACCAATGCCTATATGCTAACGCAACCTCTCGCAATGTCAACAGCTCCAACTCAGGCCGCTTCTCTTTTATCGTTCGCCATGACCTCGCGTCCTTCATAACGCCATACACCACATCATCTACTTCTATCTCCCACAAGTCCTCAGACGCCCTCTGAGCGCCCAAACGCTCTGCCTCGGCATCCATAGCCCTCAAGCCCCTTATCACAACTCCAGCCCTCAATTCACACTCGTCTGGATCATTCGCCACAATCGCATCATTCAGCTTGCCTCTTGCAGATCCATACTTTGACGCCGTCTCAACACTTACCAACTCAACCAGAACATCTATCCCCCACTTCTGATCCATCTCTATCGTCAGCCTATCCACCGGGGCAACCGCGTAGTCACATCGAATGGCATCTTTGCTGTGATACCCTGCGATCAATCTATCTGATTTTTTCTGCCGAACCTTCTTCATCGCCAATTTCCTTCCTCACCTTTTCCTCACCTTAAAACCCTTTCCTCACCTTACCTCCTCACCTCCTATTAACCATAGGAGAGGTGAGGAGGAAGTTTTTTTTGGGTTTTTTTCCTCACTTCCTCACCTCTTCCTCACCTTGAAATTTGAAGTGAGGAAATATTATTACTCTGTGCATTCTCCGTCATTTGCTTGGCAAAGATAAGCTTCATCGTCAAAGATCCAATCGCCTTGGCGGTCTACAAATTCGCCTAAATCTTTAAATGTTCGTGTAGCGTGAAAGTGAGCCTTTTTACCGATTTGCTTAGATTTCCACTCCTCAATGTCCGCCCACCAC